ATGGTGGTAATTACATCCTAGGGACTGACTACATCTACGACTACGGGTTGAAGAAGAACATTCCTAAAAATGTTCACGACCTCACCCGCACCCGGATGAGCTACAGCATTGTGGCCACCAACATCCGCAAGTCTATCCCTAAGTCTATGGTGAGCGGCATCATCGGCTTTGCCGACCAGCTGCAGATCACCCACCTAAAGCTCCAGCAGTCTATCGCTAAGGCTAAGCCCGATGGATTGATTATCGACATCGAGGGACTTGAGAACGTACAGCTAGGACGTGGCGGTGAGCTTCAGCCTTTGGACCTTCAAGACATCTACGAGCAGACGGGTATCTTCTACTATCGCAGTAAGAATCCTGACGGCAGCTTCCAGAACCCACCGATACGTCCCCTTGAGAACGGCATCAGAAACATCAACGAGCTCATCACCATCTACAATCACGCGCTGCGTATGATTCGTGATGCTACGGGCATCAACGAGGTTATGGATGGAACGAGCCCTAAGGGAGACCAGCTTGTTGGCGTACGCCAGCAGCAACTGGCGGCAGGCAACAATGCTCTTGGGGATATTAGCAATGCAGCGATTGTGCTGTATCGCAGGATCTGTGAGGACGTCGTGAAGTGTCTTCAGATACTTCCTCCTAAGTCTATCCTATACAAGGCCTACGAGACGGCTATTGGCAGGGAGAATATGGCAGTGTTATCTAGCTTCTCTAATCTGCCTATGTACAACTTCGGCGTTAGGGTTGTCGCTGATATGAACGAGATTGACCGTATGTACCTCGAGCAAAACATCCAGGCGTCTATTGCCCAGGGTGAGCTTGACATCGAGGATGCTATTGCTATCCGTCAGCTCAGGGACATCGACCAAGCCGAGAGGCTGCTTATTGTACGCCGTAAGAAGCGTATGAAGGCTCGTCAGGAGATGGCCCAGCAGAACTCTCAGTTCCAAGCTCAGGCCAACGCACAGGTCGCTCAGGTTACAAGCCAAGCCAAGATGCAGGAGGACCAACTGAAGGCTCAGTTGGACGCTCAGAAGATTCAGCTAGAGGCTGAGGCTAAGGCTCAGCTGCTGCAGGTAGAGTATGGACTTAAGATGCAGTTAGCTCAACTGCAAGGAGACTACGGAATCAAAGAGCAACAGATTGAATCTGGCGTACGACAAAGTGCTGATCAAGAGGCTGAGGACCGCAAGGATAACCGCATTAAGGAGCAAGCAGTTGCACAAAGCAAACTGATTGCCCAGCGTAAGGGAGACCGTGCGGAGTTACAGAAGCAGGACCTCGAGGGTCAGGAGGATATCGTAGATATCATATTAAATCAATAACTATCTTTGTAGGGAAATAAGACTCTTCGTTTAACCTTTAACCTTTCTATTGTGTCTTACAGTAACATCACATCCACTCCCAACTTCCAGCTTGCTGCGTTTGGACAGAAAGGATTTCGCAAGATAACCAGCGCATTCACCCCCGTTGCGGGTGAGGAATACCGAGTGGTATATGCCCTTCAGGATTCAACAATAACTCTTGTTTCGGTAAATGGTGACGGTCTAACGAGTCAAACTCTTTTAGCTGGAACTGCCGTTTATGGTTTATTCACTAGCGTAGCCTGTGCCTCTGGTTCAGTGCTAGCATACATAGCCTAAGAGATGCTTGGCCTTGGGATGCAGCTATTCAATAGACTAGGGCAAACCCTTAGTACATACATTGAGGTGGTGTGGAATACCAGTATCCAAATTTGGAACACCTCTACAGATACTTGGAATACGTAATGGAAATGTGTTCTATCTATATGATTTCCAGCGGCGACAGCAAAAAGATATACATAGGTGTAACTAAAAAGCCCGTAGCCAAAAGATTGTCTGAGCACATCCAAGAGTCTAAGAATAAGATTGCGGAAAAGAAAAAGACAACATATAAGAATAATTGGATTAATTCAAAAATAGACAAGGGCTTAGAGGTAGAGGTGCATCAGATTGATTTAGTGCCAATCTCCGAGTTTTCGTTTTGGGAGCGTCATTATATATCTCTGTTTAAGAGCTGGGGATTTACGCTTATGAACCTCACCGAAGGCGGAGAGGGAATCTTTGGATACAAATTCAACGAGGAGTCAAGGCTTAAGATATCAATGTCTAAGTCTGTAGATGTCTACGAGGTTGACGAAAACTGCAATGTTTTAAATCACTTCAAATCAACTTCAGAAGCCGCGAGGTTCCATAACATAAGCAAAGGCTCACTTCAGAAACACTTGTCTGGAAAGAACAAGAGTTGTGCGTCTCGAGTGTTTACCTACTCGCCGGATTCCTTAGACCCAAAAGAAATTAAGTCTATCTTTGCAACGATGGAATCAAGACACAAAAGATCAGTAGTGCAGTACGACACCGATTGGAATTACATTTCGGAGTATGGCTCTATTTTTAGTGCCGCAAATAGTATAGGCTTGAAAAACGACTCCCACATAGGAGAGGCTTGCTTAGATAAAAACAAAACTTGCTACGGCTATCGCTGGGCTTTTAAACAATAGGATATGGGAACTGCACTAACAGGATTAGAGATTAAGGATACCTATGATGGTCTCGTAAAAATTACGGACAACGGGCCGATTAGCGGTACTCTAAAGGCGTTAAGCGATGGTTTGGGTAATGACTCAACCTTGTCTTTGTCAACGACTGCTGCTTCTATCGCAGGAACTTTGGCAGTAACAGGCAACGCTACGTTTGACACGGACACTCTTTTTGTAGATGCCGCAGCAAACGAAGTTGGGGTCGGAACTGCATCACCTGCGTACAAGTTTAACGTGGTTACTGCTGCAATAGCAAGTCGGCAAAATCTTGCTGCTATTGACAGAACTGCACAAAACTTTGTTACGTTTACAAATCCTCAATTTTCTGCTGATGCCTCTATGGGGTTGCTTCTTCGCGTGTTCCCTCAAAGCGATGCACGTCAAGGCGCAGGACTTATTGCAAGCGGTGGTTCATTGAATGGAGATACTGATTTAGGTTTATTTGTATCACAAGGCTCGGGCTCAAGCGTATCTTACAGCGCATTAAACATTATAGGTAGCTCAGGCAACGTAGGCATCGGCACGAGTAATCCTGTTAATGGCAAGCTTTCTGTTCAAGGTGTGACCGCAGCAGCAACCTCAATAGCACAAACCCTTGAGGGAGTTGGAGCCGCTTCTACTCGCGTAACGGCTGATGGTCGTTATGCTATTGGTGTTGATGCAGCCAATGGTGCAACAGAGCGTGTTAGCGTAACTACAAACGGCCTAACCTTCAACGGGGACACCGCAGCAGCCAACGCCCTTGATGACTACGAAGAAGGCACTTTTACTCCGTCTGTTGCGGGTGCCACCACCGCAGGAACCGCTACCTACACACAACGCGTAGGAGTATATACAAAAATAGGCCGTCAAGTTTCAGTACAAATTGATTTAGGTTGGAATAGTGGAACGGGTACGGGTCTTCTTACTATTACGGGCTTGCCTTTTGCTGACACATCAAATACGAACCCCGCAATAACTATTGGATTTTTTGACGGAATTACATTAACTGCATCTAATTATGCTCTTGCGTATATTCCAAGCTTAAGCTCAACTATTGACATTGTACAAACGCCCGTAGGTGGAGGCTCAATAACATCAGTTCCCTACGATGCCGCAGGCCGAATTATCCTAAACGTAACTTATACCGCTTAATAAATAAACAAAATGATTGAAGAAGTAATTTACATCAGCGACTTTAACGTCAAATTAGACGGAACTATCGCAGTCCGCAAAACAACAGACGTTACCAAAGACGGAGCCGTAATCGCTTCATCTTATTGGCGCGTGGTGCTTGCAGTTAACGACCCTGCTGCCGATGAGGTATTAGGAGTTGATGGCTACTACCGCACCCTTGCCAACGATGCTTGGGCAATGATTCCAACGCCCGTAGTGGTTGAGGAGCCTGTTGCTGAAGAAGGAGCGGAAGCGTAAATTAGCAGGGAATTACCCTACTGATGGAACACCTACAACAACGGCTTGATGCATTAAAGCAGCAAGAGGCGAATCTACTAATGCAATTAGATGAGGTTCGTGTCTTGGTATCTGCATACGAGAACACCCTTGCCAACGATGCTTGGGCGATGGTGCCGGCTCCTGCGTCACCGGCCTCACTAGCCCCAGAGGTTGAGGTAGTGGCTGCTGAGATTCCTGCATAGTAAAGCTATTAATAGCTAACTTACTAATAGGTGGTCCAAGGACCGCCTATTGGTGTTTTGTACCTTTGCAATCGTATGGCAGCAAATCAAGTAGACTTTAAGATCCTTCCGAGCGATCAATTTAGCGTATATAGTCCCCAGACCCGAAGCGACAAGGTAATCACCTATTTTACTTTGCTGT